ACTCTGCAAGCGATAATCTTGAGCAATTACTTGGTGGTAAAGAGCATTTTATTAAGAAACTGAAGGATTCTTTAGAAAGTAAATAATGGCAGAGATAGACCCTATAAAAGTTGGTGTTATGTGGCATAAAGTAGAGACTATGGAAAAAGAAATCTCTGAATTGCGACAAGATGTTAAAACACTATTAGCAATGGCAGAACGATCAAAAGGCTCATTATGGGCTGGAATGATGATTGTCTCAGCACTTAGTAGTTTTGTAGGGTTTTTCTCGCATTACTTTACTGTTAAATAATGGATACATTAGACATACTAGCAAAGATATGGCCTCTGTTAGTAGGCTTTGTTACGCTAGTTATTGTGCTTGCCAAAATGGATAATAAAGTATCTGTTCTTGAAGAAAAAGTAAAAACTTTGTTTGAATTATGGAACAAAAAGTGATTCAAGACATCTTAAAAGCTGTATTACCTATTATCGTAGCTTGTTTAGCATGGTTATTAGGTCAAGTATCAGACTTTTCTACACGACTAACTAAAATTGAAGGGCAAATGCCAGCTTTAATTACTAAAGAAAATGTACCTACAGATAGCCCAATTAGTGCAGAGGCAAGACATAGAATGAGAGATGAAATTTATAAAGATATTCACCAGTTACAAGTTAAGGTGCAACTGCTCGAAGAACGAGAAAAAATGGGGAAAAGATAATGTTTGGAATAGACGATATTATTTCTGTTGGCATGAAGGTTTTAGATAAGGTAATACCTGATCCAGAGCAAAAGGCCAAAGCACAATTAGATTTACAAGAACTTGCTCAAAAGGGTGAATTAGCCCATATACAAGCAGATATTGATAGGTTTAAGGCAGAGGTAGAGGATAGAGACTCAGCTAGGAAGGCTCATGCTGAAGTTGCTACAAGTGCCAATTCAACGCAATTAGACAAGGCTGTAGTGCCTCTTTTAGCCCTTGGTGTAGTAGGACTAGCATTTATGTTAATTGCAGTTCTAATGTTCGTAGATACCCCTGATAATCAACAACAACTAGTTATCTTTGCACTAGGTTTTGTAACGAGTGCTGCTGGTCAAGTGCTATCATTTTATTTTGGATCGAGCCAAGGTAGTAAAGACAAAACTAAAGAAATGGAAGGCATGGTAAGAAATGCAACTAAGTGAACATTTTAGTTTAGAAGAATTAACAATAACTAATCACAGAGAGTTTGACAATACTCCTAATAATGCGGAACTTGAGAACCTTAAACGCATGGCAGAATTTCTTGAGGAAGTTCGGTCACTTTTAGGTAAGCCTCTATTAATTAACTCTTGCTATCGGTCTGAGCAAATCAATAATTCAGTTGGTAGCAAATCCACATCTCAACATAGGGTAGGCTGTGCGACTGACTTTCGTGTAAACGGAATGACTCCTGATGAAGTAGTTAAGGCCATTATTGCATCTGACCTTAACTTTGATCAAATAATCAGAGAATTTGACAGATGGACACATATAAGCATCCCAAACTCAATTCATAACCAACCACGAAAACAAGCCTTAATTATTGATAAGAGCGGGACACGCTTATACAGTAGTGAGGCTTGAAGTCTAAGCATATCTTTATCTGTTTCAAAGTAAGGCCTTGGTTGATAATTAATTCCTATTTGTAACCCTGTTTTAGTTGTATATGGTGTCATGGTTTCTTCATCAGTTTATACATCTTAAACTTGCGACTTTCGTGCCAACGATCTTCAATGATATAACCTTTGGCTCTTAGTTCACCGACTCTAGTGCTTAACTTCATAGTCCCTGCTTTATGTAGTGCATCTAAAGGACTAATCCATTTGTGTAATGCCTCAACAATTAATTGGTACTGTGTCATATATTCTCCTCATAAAAAGCTAAATATTCGTCAGGTTTTAAGTTCTTAGGTTTATGAAAAAATACACGATTCTTTAAGTCGTACTCCTCCATAAATGCTCTACTATTCTCTAGTTTAATTTGATTAATAACATCCTCAAGAGCATAATTTGGTTTGCTCATATTAGGATTTTCTACTCCATTAATTATTCTAGGTCTAGCTGCAGCCTTTAACTGTAATTTTTGTCGTTCTGTAAGCATAGTTGTCCTCAAAATGGCACATCGTCAGGGATGTCAGCTAAAGATTTAGGAAATGCATCTTTAACAGGCTCAGGATCGTTTAAATAAGCAATTAAACAACCATCTTTAAGAGAGAATAATGGAATAGTTTCCAATTTCAACATAAGCCCATTTTTAGTCTCTAAAATGATTCCTATTGATTGATACTTCTTCTTAGCTTTTCCATCTTTATCTTGATACTCGCTAACTGCTGCTTTCAGATACCATTTGATTGCCATATTATTTCTCCTTAATTAAATCTGGCAAAATTGCCATGATATTTATAACGCATTGCATCTGCTACAAATTTTGCTACATCTTTATCAAAATAACTTCCAAAACTTTTCATTTCTTTATTTACTCTAAAACTAACACGATATTTTTTTGTATTTTTATCTAAACGAACTCCTTTAATTCCAGTTGTACTATTGATATTTAATTTTGTGTTATACCCATTTTGATTTCTTGTTGCTGGTCTTAAATTTTCAATTCGATTATCTGAATTGTCACCATTAATATGATCTATAAATTTTGGGCAATAACCATGATGAAGTTCATAAATTATTCTATGGACTTTATATTGTTTTCTTTTAAAACCAACTCCAATATAACCATTGTTGTATAAAAACCCAGCTTTTTTCCCTATTGTGTTTTTTCTACCATGCAATACTTTCCAGTAAAGATGGCCATCACGATATTCAAAATATTCATTAAAATCCATTTCATTTACCTTTCATTATCAATTCAACTTCACTATTAACTTCATCTAAAAACTTTATAATTTCACTTTCCATTTCAGCAATATACTTATCATCCCTATGTAAACGCTTAACAAATAGCTGACTACAATCAGGAAATCTGCTATCAAAGCTAACATAATCATTCCATTCACGACCTGTACAACTTAACTGTGCCATCATTTGAATGTAATATTTATTGGGTATTTCATTGACCTTAATTGTTGCCCAATGCGTACTACTGTTTGGATTCTTAATTTCAACAATTCCATCTGTATCTATTAATCCGTCTGGGCTACAACCAAAACCCTTTATTGTTGGGTGGTCTATAAAAGCAACTTGATCAACAAAATTGTTACTTTGAACTTCATAAGCTGCCCTTGCTCTAGGTTCTTCATCAATACCTCTTTGCATTATTTCTGAGGTGTAAGAAGGCTCTATAACTCCTGTAACCCTTTGTAACGCTAATTCAATAAGATAATTACCTCTTGATGCTGAAACACCTGTCTTTGTCTTAGCTAGTACATCTGCTACACGACTAGCAGTCACCTTGCCTCTACGAATTTCTAGCCAGGCATCTGTTCCTTGTTCTACTTCTCTATAAATTAATGATTCAGTCATGTTTTTCCTCTGTTGTATAAAACCAATCGTTACTTGTTGTCCACTTTCTTGTACCATCTACTGACCACTTGCGTTGTGCTGCTTGAAAATCAGGGAACTTTACTTCATTAGGTATTAAACTTTGGTCATACCATAAACAACGATTATTAGGCTGACAAGCAAATTGGCCATTTTCTAGTTGAATGAAGTTAAAACTTTTATGTTCTTCAGCTTGTTCTGTAAAAGTCGTATCTAAGTCACCATCTGCACAGAAATCAACTGTAAATAAGTAATTACCAAAATGCCACTCTTTGTCTTTACCTAAAAACTTGACTCCTAAATTACGAAGTGCAATCTTTTCAACTATCGTAAATCTGTAACCCATGCAATCCCATAACTGTAAGAAATCAACAGGTAAGTCACCATGATCTTCTTTCCAAACATACGCTGATATAGGCAGTTTGTCGTACAAAGCACCATAGTTAGGTAGTAGTGACTCAATACGAAATACTTGTCCTCTAAGTGCCTTTAAACTAATCCAAACGCATGGTTCTAGTTCTCCATGACCTTTAGTAAAGTTATATAAGTATTCTCTTTTGACAAAGCATTTTAAGGGGGGTAATGATGCAACAATAAAACTCATTATTTAATTGTTTTCTGTAATTTTTCTATTTCAACTTGTAGTTCTTTAACTAAGTTATGTAACTCTTGTATTTCAGCAGAAGTAAACAACGGACTTAATTTAAGTATTGAATCAGGGGGGGATTCTTTAAAAATTACCCCACCATCTGATATATAAGCTACTGGTTTCATAACACATCCTCCTTTTTATACTTGCGTTTAATAATAAAAGCTAGTTTTCTAAGTGCCATTCTTTCTATTTGTTCTACTTTAAATCGTGGTATTTGCAAGATATAAGCAACTTCTTCTTGCGTAAAGTGGTTATCACTTCTGTGTTCTTTCAAATTTTTCATCTATTTTCCTTAGCAAAGATTCAAGACGATGATTCCATAATTGCGAATCTACATTTTGTGGCCATGTAACCAAATACTCTTTAATTACTTCTGTAGCTACGATATAGTCTATTTCTTTTTGCTTACTTAATAAAGACTCTATTTGCTCATTTATTGTCATTTTTCTCTCGATTTCATCATTGCATCAGCCATTAAATAGGCAAATAAACTAATATCCTTTTTATTAATTACTAATGGAGTATCGGTTCTTGATAAAAATGCTTGCATAGCATGACTAGCAAAGTAATCTCTTAAATCCATGCCGTAATAACTAGGATCATCCCATGTTTCTGTGATTGGAAATGCTTTCATACAAGTTCTGCCTTTCTTTTATCCTTGGCTTTACTAATACGATCTATTGCTACCTTATCCTTACTCAATTCTTTATATGCTTGACCATAAGCAGCTTTAAGCGTATCCATATCTAAGCACTCACCTATCATGTCGCACCAATTAGTACATAAATCAGTTAAATCAGGTGTTTCTTCATCAATAGAATCACTTGGTATATCCTCTCCAGCGTAGATATAAAGACCAAGACCATGTAACGCTATTGCCTTTGCTAAACATCGTTGCATAGCTGTATTAACTGCAAAACTATCAGGGTTAGACATCGACTTATTCTGATTATTCATAACTGGTAACTGTGCAGTCATCTTCTTACCAAAAGCCTCTACTGTGCAAAACACCATTAAAGTATCACCAAAAGCCATTGGTTGATCGTAAGTCCAAGTAGCTAATGGGTCTAGTTGAAGTAATTGATCTACTGCCCAAGCCCACGAAAGATAGGTAAATTTACCCTTTTTCTCTGTATGCTCATTAATGTTAATCTTGCGTAATTCTAGGTATTTACTCATCGTTTAATTCTCCATTGTGAAATTCGTGTTCGGCTTGTTTTGTGGCTAATGTATAAGCAAAGTCATAGGTTTTTAAATAAATGTAATTGCCTAGACCTGTCATATCGTTTTCGTTTACGAACTCAGCTATTTGTTGATTTTCTTTAACTGTAAATTCAGCAACAGCCTCATTAATTAAGTTAGCTGGCTTGTAGTCAGTCTTGATAAGTTCGTTGATACGATCATCAATTAGTTCTTGACCATCATCAGATAGTGGGTCAATCCATAAGGTAGTCATTATTTAACTCCTTGCAATAACCAGATTGTCAAGGCTGGGCCAAACATTGCTGCAAATCCTACTAATGCTTCTATAAATGTTCTCATAACTTCTCCAAAGTTAAATGGGAGATTTCTCTCCCAATAATTAATTAATCAACAATTTTTTTGTGGTTTGTAAAACTTCTAGTGTCTGTGTACTCAAACAAAGCATATTTTGCTCGATTCATTATTTGTCTAGC